CCATCTTCATCAGCAGTTTTAAGAACATCAAAAATAGATCTCATCTCTGAATCATTAACAATCTCTTCATCATAATCAGGAAACATCTTCTTCATATAAGAGATCTTCATGTCAGGATCAAGAGGATTTTTCTTTGGATCCTGTGTTCTTGATGGATAAATCTTGAGTGGCCCACCTGCGGCTGCCTTTCTTGCAGCACTTAATAACTTTTCATGCCCTACAGTGGGTGGATTGAACCTTCCAAATGCTGTTGTTAGAGTCTGTCCTTCACCTTCTTTACCTTCTTCCTCTGGTTTTTTCTGTAAAGGTGCTCCTGCAAGGTCATCATCCTTCCTGCGTTTCAACATTTGTTGAACTGGACCTTGTGCTTGTTTCTTTGCGTTGACTGGAAGTTCTGGTGTACGTCTACGAGCTTGAGCAGGATCTTCTGCTGCTTTTTGCCCCTTATTAAAAAATTTTAATCTATCTCCTTCTGTCTTTGCAACAAAATCTCCACGACGATCTATCCAACCACCATGGCCGTCACTCTTGAGTCCTAATTTACGTGCTTGTGCAGATGCTTTTGACTCGACTTCAGTTAGAAATTGGAAAAAACTCTTCATATAACTTACTTGTATACTATATTTATACGAATTTCACACCAGATGTAGTAATGAATAGTGATTTACCTGACCATCCACCTGCTGCCCTAGTTCTAACAGTAATAGGTATTTCAACTTTTTTATTATTTCCATTCGCAAAAGTAAATCCTATTTTAAATGATTGAGATTTTCCATCATAAACTGTTTTTATATTTTTAATTCTTTTTGAATCTTTATTGACTAATAATTCTTTCAATTCTTCATTATCTGATACGTCTTTAATAGTGCTCTGTCCACTTTCTCTACCTATTAAAAGTTTATATGGACAAGGTGTGAAGGCAGATCGAGGATCATCATAAGTATAAAAGTATATGGTGTTTAAAAAATACACCATATTAGTAGGTTTTTCCAAATACTTCGAGAATCCTTTAATTAAATTATTTCTAAATGGATAATAAAAACCGTCAGCATAAAAATCTAAATTATCTATTTTAAAAGAAGATGAGAGATTAGCAAATGCATTTCTTGATTTACTTTCACTAAAGGCTTCTTGTGTGATATCAAACGATTGGATAACTCCTTTTGCTGTAGCACCTTTTACATCAGCAGCTGCATCATTCCATGCAGTGTTTATAATATTACCGAGTGCAGTTTGTTGTTTAGTGTTCTCTAATTTACCGTAAAAAGCATAAATGTTAGTATTAAATTTAGGAGTATCATCCTTTCCTGCTGATATTTTATTAGAATATCCCTGAAATGTACCATCTTTAAATTCTATAATAACATCAGAGGGAGTCTTGGGAGATATACCTTGTGGTTTTCCTCTCGGAACCCAATATAAATTTTTTATTTTCTCTCCCTTAATATCTTTTTTTACAGCCTTTGCATTATTCATACCAATTTTAATATCCCTTTCTGCACTTTCATCCCTATCGATCATCTCACATAACATCTCGTAAGTAACAGGAGTTCCTTCTCCAGTTAGAACACCTGTTGATTTTTTTTTCTCTTTACAGGATAGATCTTCTAAATCTTTTGGTGTTCCCTGTTTATGCAACAAATAATATACTGTCAAAAATTCATTTACATTGGATGAAGCAGTGCTGTCTTTTCTAGTCTTCATACCAAGATGTCCTTTGACTTGTTTCTTGGTTATCTTAATACCATAATTCAACTGCGATTGCTTATTTAAAGCTAATTGAAATAAAAATTTACCAGAATTAGCAACTATTGTTTGTCCCTTAACCTTATCAACAGCCTTAAATAAAATATCTTTTGCTGCAACAGTCACACCTTTTGTTTTTAAAGCATTTTTAGTGGCAACAATAGTGCTTTGATCCATTACATAATATGGATTTGCTACTCCTTTTTGTTGATAAGAGGGAGATACAGTTGCCATCTGACCAGACTTTCTAGTTATTTATTGAACCCACCTTGTAACTGTAAGTTCAATACTATTATCTTGCATCTCCCACTCTTCGTCAACCTGAAATCCCATATCTTTGACCACATTATGAACTGTCATACGTGCATACTGTTGATTAACCTTATCTATAAACCTCTCTACAGGAATGGGTTGATTCCATGTCTCTAGGTCTGCTACTAATTCATACTCACCCGTTACTGGATGCATACGAAATCCAATATCAGTTCCAATAGCAACCTCAGCCTCTACAGTTTCATGTCCAATACCATGAGAACCAGTAACTTTAAGTTGCTGATCCTCCTTAACATCATACTGAAGTAACTCTAATGCTTCAACTAGTTGTGGTTTGTTCTTGAGTTTCGTTTTGATTGTGCTGAAGTGTGACATTGTTGTAGTATTCTGGTTTATGAGTTATAGCAATTACATTGCCAAGTTTATTCTCTATAGTTCTAGTTATATTTTCACATTCGTTACCAACGACACCAGTAACCTCTTCAAGCACAGTACCATCTTGTCTTATGGTAAACTTAAGTGTTTGTTGTTCGCTCATAGGTCTCCTTCTTTACGGTTTTCTGATTTATGAACATCAAACTCTCCACCAGGATATCTTGCTTTGAGTTTGTCTACATTCATCTCAATGATTTCATCGAATGTAGTATCTAGTGCCATACAAGCCTGTGCCAAATACCAACATATATCACCCAATTCTCTCTTCATATGAAAGACATTCTCTTCATTATATGGTTTACCCTGTAAGATAATCTTCTTTACTACTTCAGTAAACTCACCAGACTCGGCAGTCAAACCTAGTGCAGCAGTTAACAGTTTGGGAACATTTGCATCATGATCAAGTTCAAGTTCAGTGATACGAGAAAGTAATGCAGCTAGATCTGTACTCGGAGCACTAGTAACTTCCTGTACAAATTCAAGATACTTTTCAGTGTCTACAGTCATTAGAATTTAAAGTCGTTAAATGATTTTTTAGGTTTCTCTTCGGGATTATACTCTTCTTCTTGTCCATTGTCAATGACATCTTGTTGTGCATTTTGCTCACAGTCATACAGTCTCATCTTAGCACGATCAATACCAACAATAAATCTCTTATTAACTGTCGGATCATTGTATCTATTCTTCAACTGCTTCACCATTATCTGATTCAAACCCTCCAACTCTTCTGTAGAAATAAGGGCAAACATAAGGTCAGCAGTAGCAGGGAGTCCAAAAGACTCAGAGGTGTCAGTAAGGTCCACATCGCTACTAGCAAAGCCGCTACGAGTAGTTTGAGTGGCAGATACAATCGGAAGGTTCGCCTCAACTGCGAGACCCCGTAGTTCTTCTGCGATTGCTTTGATGTATGAATAGGAGTTAACATTGCTTCCTGCTCGGTATCTTGATGATGCACAAATATTAAGATAGTCTATGAATATTATATCGGGTCTAAAAGATTTTTTCAATGCCAGTTCATTAAGTAATCCCTTAAAGTGGCCACTGTGTGCTGATGCAGTTGGATATTCCTTGATAATAAGAGTACCTTGAGTCTTCTGTGCAAGGTTTGTCACCTTACTATCAAACATTTGTTTAGGTAGATCAGTTATGTCTTGTATAGGAACATTAAGTAAGTTAGCATCGATCCTCTCCGCAATCTTTTCCTCTGCCATTTCGAGAGTGATGTAGAGGACGTTCTTGCCTTGGAGGAGGACACTGCTTGCCACATGGCACATAAATAAAGACTTTCCAACCCCTGTGCCAGCAAGAGCAATGTTGAGAGTCTTATTCGGAATACCTCCTTTTGTAATCTTGTCAAAGTATTCAAGATCGAACGGGATCTTATCTTCTTTCCTGTGGTACGATTCGTATCTTTCCTCATAATCGGTTAGATAATCATGTCCTACATTAGAATCGAAAGACACAGCCAAAGCATCAGAGAGAATAGTAGGAATAGCATCCCTTCCTTTAGTGTCATCCTTTCCATCTGCTAACTGTATTGATTCCATCAATGCCAAATATATAGCACGATCTCGACACCACTTCTCAGTAGTATCGACTAACCAATTAAACTCTGAAGGAGATTCTTCTAGAGAAGTAATCAAATCAGAGATCTCCTTAAAAGAAGAATCATTTATATCTTGACGTTTCTCAGTCTCGATACAAAGAACTTCTCTTGTTGCAGGTTGATTATATTCTTGAACGAAATTCAGAATCTCTTCAAATACAACCTTCTCGTTAAAATTCTCAAAGTATTCTGCCTTTAGAAAAGGAACTACTTTGCGAACATACTCCTCATTATATAAAAGGTTTCTAAGAATTAGAAACTCAACCTTCTCCATAACTAAATTCCTTTTGTGCTATTTCATCAAGGGCTTGCATTACATCTTCAGTAAAGTAGGTGTCTGGATCTGAAAGGATCTGTTTTGCGTATATCTTTTTGCCTCCAATCTCATATCTTCCTGCGACATTCTTCCAGAGTCCCCCAATCTCACCCAGTTCCAGTAGACCATAGTAACGGTCAAGACCACGATCATCATAAAATAAACGTATCTCAACAGTCTTATTCTCCTTACTTAAACGTGATTTGTGAGTCTTTGCTTTGATAATGTTTCCAATGATTTCTTTTCCATCTTTTTCTTTTTTCTTTGTGAGATATATGATTGTACTCGCTGCATATTTGAGTCCACTACCTCCCCCCATTTCTTTTGTTGGAACATAAGCTCCGATGACATCGTACGTATGATTTGTGACAATGAGTGGGACATTCGCCTGACCGAGTTTAAGAGTTAACATTCTAAATGCTCCCTTAACCAATTGAGATTTGGTCATATCACGTACTTGTTTGTCGTCAAGTGCGTCCCTAATCTCTTTCTCGGTGGAGAGCATTCCTAAAGAGTCTAACACAAACATGCAAGGTTTGCGATCTGCTGTGTCAGTCTTTAAATATATATCAATTGCCTTAAGTGCCTTAGTGCGAAACTCTTCAATAGTTACCACATTGATAACAACCAATCTATTTAAATCAATCCCACGGGACTGAAGTAATGGTTTATTAACGGCAGCCTCAGTATCAAAATAAAGACAATACCCATCGGGATTACTATCAAGGAAATTCTTGACAACAGCGAGAGAGAAAAAAGTTTTCCCTGTACTACTTTCACCAGCAATAGCGGTAATCTTGTTGCCAGATACGCCACCAAATATAGAACCTGAAACGAGTCCGTTAAAAATGTACGAACCTGTATCCACATATCTTTCAGTTTCTTCAATGTCGGATGCGAGTTGGGTGAAGTCATCTCCAATCTCCTTTACAATGTCTTTAAGAAAGTCCATATTTTTTAAATAATGTTGATGAAGATTCTTCAGTTAATATTTCCATATTAATAGAATATCTCCAATTCTCAGAAGTAGCCTTATCAGGTTTATGATTTAAATCATTAGGAAAAATAAGTAATTCTCCTTGGTTAGGTGTGTAATAGAATTCTTTTCCTTTACGTTCAAAGGAAATTCCATCTCCTTCTACTTGATAATAGTATACACCATTTATAGTAGAACTGCAAAGGTGGTTATGCCAAACAGATTTTGAATCATTTATATTACTCCTATAACACCAACATGTAGTTTGATTTTGTGGAGTAATATGAAAGTTGCCAAAAAGTTCATAACACACTTTTTTATATTTTTCATATAAATTAGAAAAAAATGAAGTCTTATCTTCCCGTACAGGAAAATTATATCCATATGGAGAAGAAGTCAAATTATGTAAATAACTTTTTTCGATACACTCATTAATTTTTACTCTATCTTCCAAACTCGCTTCATGAAAATTCTTAATGGATATCACTTGATACTCCTTTAAGCACTGTATATCCATTAATTAGTCCTTGGTTTTAGTGCTCTATCCTCTTTCACTCCTTTCAAAAGATGATATAATCTTGCATCACCACCAAGAGAAAGAGCATTAACAATTGTTGATAAGTCTTTGTCATTAATAGGTAATTCCATTAGGAGAAGAAAAGTTCTAGGTTTACAGTTTTCTCTACATTCCATCCAATCGCATCAAGAATAATCTTGAGTGGTTCAAGGAAAGCCTTGTCAAATTGCAGATCATAATCGATATACATATCAAGTCCAATCTCATGAGGAAAGTCCTGAATGAAAGAAATAATATTCTCATGAATAATATTTGGTTTCTTCAGGTAACAGAACTTGACTTTTTCACCATTCTGAATGAGAGAGTACTTATTATCCAACTTATGTTGCTTAACATAGTGGTTGTACAATAATGCACCACGTATATGTATAGGAGTTCCCTTTGCATAGATTGTAGAATGTGCTTGATACTTGACAACATTAGTTGCTGATCTAGGAAAGGCAATTTCCTCTGGTGGAAGTTTTTTAAACTCCTTCCGTGACTTATCAATAAAGTCAATCACGTCCTCCTCAGTGCCATTCATCATAAGTTTGAGAGCATTCTTAATCATCTCTCTACATGGTGCAGGAGTTGAGGATTTGACTGCCTCAATACCCATCATCTTAAGTTTGGGTTCTTCATATCGAACACCCTCACTATCCCATACATTTAGGATATATCTCTTCTTAGCAGTCCAGATGCCACGTTCAGCAATGTTCTCTCGCTTCATCTGCATCTTTTGATCATAGGCACTCACGTAGTCGGCCAACGCTTGATAAGAACTCTCAATATACGGCTCAAATTCCATCTCACAGATCTTATTAAGGAACGTGACAACGCCCTCATTAGTTTTCTCTCTGCCTTGGTATACACGGTCAACCAAAGGACCAAGATTAAGGTAGATGGAATCAGTATCCGAAGCAATAACATAATCAATATCCTCAGTTTTTAAGATCTTATTGATCTTTTGGTTCATTTTGTTCTCTATCCAACGAATGGATACTTGGCCAGACAAAGTAATTGCTTCTGCATTAGCGAGTTTGTAATAGCGGAAGTACTGATTGCCGATAGCACCATAAGCACTGTTAAGAGATATCTTTTTCGCCATCTGTATATTGTTGCATCTGGCAATTTCTTTACTAAGAGAAAGAGATGGAGTCTTCTCATAAGCTTGTTTGGCATCTAACATCCTCCTTTTAAATACTACTCTATCACCATACATCTTATCCATCAACTCTGGCAGAAATCCACGCACATCCTTTCTATACTGTGCTCCATTGGCACAAGTAGCATACTCTGGATCAAAGTCATCTACCTCTTCATTTAAGATCCTTTCAACGCTCGAACTGGGATGTCGAGTCTCCCTGAGGGTCTCTGGGGAAATGTTATATTGCATAATAAGATGAGGGTACAGACTATTGAGGTCAAAACTAACCACCCAATCATACTTTCCTGGTTTCGGTTCCTTGACATAAGCACCTGCGTATTTTTCGTTCTTTTGAGATCTATTCTTAGGGGGAATAACTATATTCCTCTTCTTTAAATAGTTATAAATGATGGTGTCCCACATTCTTACCTGATAGAACACATCATTATAATTGACCTTTGCATCATATGCCATAGTCAGTGCAAGTTCAATCAGTTTCATCTTGTCTTCCAAACGGTCAACAAGTTCCACGTCAATTATATTGTATTCAATAAACTTCTGCCAGCCTTTTGTGTAGAAATCTTTGAAGGTATCAAACTCAGAGTGATCTAACTTCTGCTGACCCAACTCTACCTTTGCAATATAATCCAATCGATAAGACTCTTGTGCCTTATAAGTAAACTTCTTATAAAGATCCATGTAATCGAGTTGAGTTACACCACCAACATCAAATACAATCTGGGTGCGTCCCATTACATGTATCTCACCCTCACTCACAAGACCCCAAGGCGAGAACCTCTTCATTAACTTCTCACCAAGAACTCTCTCTAATCTCTTACAAATATAAGGTATATCAAACATCTGTATGTTCCAACCAGTAATCACATCTGGAACATCTTGCATCCAATAGTTTATGAACGATGTTAATAATTCATGCTCAGTTGAACAATAATGATAGATTACATCATTCCGATTATTCTTAAAGGGTTTACTTCCCCAAGTAACGATCTGCTTAGTTGTATAGTCTTGTATTGTGATTGCCAGAATCTCTTCGACGCACGATTCCACATTAGGGAAACCTTGCTCAGACGTAGTTTCAATATCCAAAGTAACAAGTTTAATCTTGCTGATGTCAAACTTGATCTCATCTTCAGGATACTTCTCTGAGATATATTGATATATGTACCTATCATTCCCATATATCTCAAATCCCTCAACATCATCATATCTTTTATAGAACTCACGGCAGTCTCGTACCGAGCCTGGATTAATTGCTTCAACTGACTCTCCATTTAACGTCTTATATTTAGTCTTCTTTTTAGATTTGACAAATAGAGTCGGAAAGAACTCATCACGGTGTTCATACCTTCTACCATTTTCAACTCCACGAACCAAGAATTGGTTTCCGATTAGTTGAACGTTGGTGTAGAATTTCATTCTGTAAGGGTTAAGTATTTTTCAAGTAAGGTGGGTGTTGGTTCTACAAGAGTAAGAATCTTATCAGAACTCAGCATGAATATATCATCCTTTGTTACTTTAAGCAACCAAGGTTCTAAAACTAAATCATCTTTTATGATGCAAGGATTAATTAATTTACAATCAGGTTCACCAGGAACTACAGCTGCAACCTCTTCAATTTCACTAATCAACAGTTGTTGACTCATCAGAGTCACTACCTTTACTATTTTGGCCATTTCCTAATACATCCTCCAAATACATTTGTTTAAGTTTTTCTTTTGGTTCCACCATTGTTACCACCCAATCGGATGGAACAGGAATATGTGAGTCAGCTGAAAGAGGCATCCACGGAAACATCGAAACCTGAAAAGCAGACTTCTTCTCTGTAGGTTCTTGACCTTCTTTTAGTTTTACTATACATGCCTTATCAAAGAAATATCCAATGACTTTTTTCTCTTCACCTTCTCCTACAATCATTTCTGTAACATCAGCAATGATGTCTTCTCCTGATTTTAAGAGTATCAGTTTAACCGTCATAATTTATAGTTACCTCTTTTTATTATAAGAAAAAAAAGAGAGTCTGTCAAGACTCTCTCTTCTTCTGCATTTCTTCATCTACGATGTCTTGCAGTTTTTCAAATTCTTTGACACGTTCAATGTCCATAAGTAATTGAGATAGTTGAGTTACAACTAATGGTTTTTCACAAGTAGCAGCAGTCTTAATTGCTGATCTAAGACATCCTTCTGCTTCGAGTAGATAGTCGTGGGTTTTTTCAGATAGTGCCATAATTAAAGATACTCTTTACGAGCGTGGTGTTCGGGTACTATCTTATTTAGTTCTATTGTTAATAATCCATCTTCAAACTTGACGGATCCAACCTTCGTATCATCGGTGACCGTCCAGATCCGTTCAAAGGAGCGTTGGGCCAATCCTTTGTGGACAAATTCCCCATCAACTTTTGATTCTTCTTTCTTGCCTTCGACATGTAATTTTCCAAACTCTGTATAGACTTTGAGTTCATCTTTCTTAAAGCCCGCAAGTGCGATTTCGAGTTTCGACTCATGATTGTTTAATTGTATTAAATTGTATGGTGGATAATTAGATTGTGGAATATCTGAATTAAAGAAACTATTCAGATAATCATCCATTCCTATGCTATTCTTAGTTATCCTATCAAATAGATCGGGAAGATTAGCAGCGTGATACCTTGCTAGTGTGTTCATGGTTCTCCTTATTAAGCGAGTGTGAATTGTGTACCCTTACGGCGTACACTACTAATTATACAAGCAAGCATTAAAAAGAGGGGTGTGAAACCCCTCCCAATTCTATTCGGTTTTCTAGTCTAAAACTAATCTGCATTCTCGAACGCAACTTTTGTCGTCTATTGCACAGTCAGTAATACACTCAAAGTATTCTGCCACTTGATCTGTTTCCTCATATGAAGGCCATGCTTTGAGATTATTGTACGAAATTAAATTGTGCATTTTACCCCCAGTTTAAGTTTTTGTATTATCCATAACCAATTTAGTTTAGGATCATTTGTCTCCATATTAACACAAAAGTATTTATATGTAAAGGGTATTTTTTTAAGTATTTGGTAAAGTTACGTATCCTCTGTTGGTTTAGTTTTCTTCCCAATATTATACTTCTGTTCTAGTATCCATTCACCTTTATCTTTAAAAGCCAAGACTTTAATTTGATTGAGTGGAGCGATGTCCGTTACCGATTCATCTTTTACTACAGAGATAAGTCCCCAATCAGAAAGAAGACGAGTAATCCTATTTCTACGTTGAACGTCATTGGGAGTAAGATTAGCATGTTTACCATCTAAGGCAAAGAGTTCTTTAAAATGAACTATGTAATACTTACCTTGTTTGTGTAATATATGACAACTCTGATATAATTTTTTTTCTTTTCTTGATGCTACACCAATTCTTGTGAGAGTTTCTCTTACCTTTAAGAAATCATCGGGTTCATTGAGAAGCACTTCTACCATTTGGTCTTGTGACCATTGTACAGTGGGCTCAGTGGTAGTCATTTCGATCCTCCAGTTTCAAGTCGTTGTTTAATAAATTTAATTTGTTCAGGGGTTAATATTTTCAAAGCATTAGATGCTTTTTCGTTACTATAACCATAGTATTGTTTAATGATTTCGAGGTCTGTGACTTTTTCCTTTCGGAGCCAGGGACTGAATCTCTTCTTTTTCCTAAGTGTATTTAGATAAAATGAATATTGCATATCCTTATCAAGGAAAGAGTATTTATTCATCTCGTTTGCAAACATTATACAATCTAGATGTCCTGATAAACAACGATTAACAATATAAGGAGCATAATCCTTAATTGTAGAAGGATCTTCCTCAATAAGATTCTCTTTATTGAAGTTGATAGAATTAAGCCAATCTTTTAGTTCCAATGTCGGATCACCCCTGCAGTAATAAAACAATTAGTAATGAGATAAGAAAAGAAAATAATAGAACGTACCAGAACAATGTAATTGTCGTATCGTTTAGTCTTTTCATCAGAGAAGCTACCCAATGCATACTTCCATACCCTCCATGCTTTTTTCATAATGTGTGATAAGGATCAATTTGTTCGCTAAATTCATCAACATCTCTTAGTAGATTTCTAAATCTTTCATCCTCTTGAGCAAGTTTTTGCTCACCTTTAGTGGTGTAGTGCAAAACAATAGGATTAAAAAACTCCTCATGTTTCTTCTCCACATATCCCTGAGTTACATCCTGCACCCCAAAGAGACCTCCTATCGTTCCCAACCTACTTAATATGATCCACATGGCATATTCATCGTATATACGAGGATTAGGCACAGGATAAGGAATCTTTTTCTCTTTTATCTTTAACATGACCTCCACCAACTCCTCTAGACGATCTATTACATCTAAATGAAGTCCATTATTAAACAACATCACACCCATACAATATTTGTATATCTGTGTCTTCCCACCAGCCTCCACAATGCATTGATCTACATAATCAAGTGCTTTCCTTATATCCTTCCCACCACCAGTATTAGGATCATGTCTGAAACCAAACTCTTCTCTACCAAATACTTCTGCATAGTTGTAATGTTCAAAAAGATATTGAACATCTCCATAGAACAGAGTATCTGAATCTACATAAAGAATATTGGCATTATCAAACTTTCCACTTCTCTTATCAAAGAACTTTAGATTAAACCATCTATAAATGAATAGCATTCCATGAGTATGTGCTTTCTCAAAAGGTAAAACTCTTACATCATATTCCAAAGAGAAATAAGGGGGAATAAGCTCAGGGTCATCGCAAAACAAATAAACAGGTATTTCATTATTAAATCTCCTAAGGGAACTAATACTATGGTCAAAACGTTTTAACTCGTGATCATTTACGTGATCATGAGGACTTGCTTTATATGAATAGTAAACAATGTTATTCATCTTCCTTCTCTAGATTTATTACGAATAGTGATGTGATTACCTTCAATTTTAAACTCTAGATAATCAGTATGATCCCACTCAAGTTCTTCATAGAGTCGGTTGAGTTTATCCATGTCTTGCCATAAGTCAGTTGGAGTAGGTTCACCCCAAAAAGGATTGTCGTCTGGATTCATCGTATTATTTGAATATTGTCATCTTCTGTCCAGAGTTCGACCTTATCTCTGAAACGACCTTCTTGTTTAAGTTTCTCATACCGTTTTCCAGCTTTACGCTTCCACCAAGATATAATGTTATCTAGATAAAATTTATCCCAATTTTGGCCACGTATTAACTTATCTTGATCTCCACGTAAGACTTCCCTAACATTTCCATATCCATAATCCGAAATATAAAATCTTTTCTTTTCTGTCAACCCAAATGCCATTTCAATAATATTATTAAACTCTTTCAATTTCTCTTCATTTTTATCCTTTAAACTATTCCTAATAATAGCAATCATTTTTGTCTGTCTTTTTAACTTCTTAGACGATGCTCTATTGTCAGTTAATGGGGTATTATTATTTAAATAAGTAAAATGATCATGGAGTTCATGAAATGCTTCAGAATAAAGAGTAGGAATAAATTTACTATCAGTTAATCCCTTAAATCTCATGAATGGTTTAAGTCCATCATACTGGGAGGATGAACTACTAGATCCGTATAGTGAAGTAGTTTCAAATAATGCAATATCTTTATCAAATACCTCATTTAGTTTCTCTCTAATAGAATGAGAGATGCACATTAGAGCAAGTAATTTTCCTCCCAGATAATTATATCCAAAAGGCTGAGAGGGAACAATCGCAAATCCCATGACAGCATGACGATTGAATATCTTAAGATCAGGTGGTTTACCTAACCATTCATTACGTGGTTTAGAATTAATTAAAGGTGATTGTAATCGAATAAATCCAACAACTTTATTACTATTCTTTTCATAAACCATCAATCTCAATTCCCTACCAGGAATATTATCTTCATTGTTGTGAGAAGAAACTGATCTTAAAAGATTTTTATAATAGTCTTGCTGAATACTATTAGGAAAACGAGCACCAACCAATCGAATATCAAACTCCATCTCTTCTGGATGAATATCCATATTAAAAAAATCCTCCTTAGGATCATGCAGTTGACTAGAACTAGTAATAACTGCTTTCTTTACAGCACGAAGATACTCTTCTAAATTAGTAAAGTTCTTAAAGTAATCAATAAATTTATCAGCAGCCCATGTAGCGTCTGCTTCACTAATAATCATAATAAAATAAAATATTAATCGTGGGTATGTTCCTTAGTAAGTTTACCAGACATCTCATATGCCTCTTTATTACCCCCATGACCGTGTGCAATACCCAACTCATGCATCTTAGCATGTTCGTCAATAGGATCCCTTAACTCTTTCTTACCTGCTCCTACTGTAAGATAAAGTCCATATGCAACTAAACCTATAACAACCAATCCAAAGAATAAAATAAATCCTTGATCAGGAGTAAGACTTAAGTGAGGTATGATAGCATCAGGTTGTTTCTCCCATGTACCAGGTAGATTATATACTGATGGTTTTGATAGAAAGATCATTTGTTTAGTTTAGTGGTTTACGATAGTGGTCACCTAATGCTCCACTCATAAGAGTTTCGCTAATTTCACCATGTGGTGTGGTAATTGTAGGTTCTACATGATCATTCTTGTCACCAAATTTCTTTTTAGGTAACTGAGATTCCCATACAGAAACCATCAACTCTAGTTCTTTAATTCTATCTCTTGCTGTAGAGATTTTATCTTTTAAATTCATTTGAATTTACATTCTACCATAATCTCAGTGAGACATGCAAGCATATTTATCTCTTGGTCGGCTACGAATGCGATTTGGTACTGGTACTTTGCAATAACAAGAACGGCAGCAGGAATAGTGCTAGGGACAAGGGATTCGTAAAGACTATCGTAAATGCGACGCAATAATACAGAAGGATCATTGTCCAAGTTATTGACACACCATTTACGTACTTCTGGAAAGTTCTTTTCTTTGAGGTTTTTAATGAGATCATTTACCTTTACGTCACTAAAATGAGCAAGTATACCACTATCTATCTTTCCACCTACAGAGTATCTTTGACACTCATTAAGAACTCTTCTCCAATCAGGAAAGTGCTTATTGATAAGTTCAGCAAGAACTTTCTTATCTGCTTCTATTCCTTCTCTTTGCAATATTGTGTTAAGACGCTTGAAAAAGCATGTTGCGATGTCTGCTTTTTGCTTTCCTTTGATTCCAAATTCGATAACAGCACATCGACTGTGGAGGGGCTCGATGATTTTGTTTTTGTAGTTGCAGGTAAAAATGAATCTGCAGTTTCCTGAGAACTCCTCAATACTCGCTCTAAGAAGGAGTTGTACGTCGGGAGTGGTATTGTCTGCTTCGTCGATGATGATGACTTTATGCTTTGACTCGCTGCTAAGAGATACTGTAGACGCAAAGTTCTTGGCACTATTCCGAACTGTATCAAGAAACCTTCCTTCATCCGATCCATTAATGACATAAACATCTACTCCTAATTGTTTACATAAGGCCTTTGCTACTGTAGTCTTTCCGCATCCTGCAGGCCCAGCAAGAAGCATATTTGGTATCTCACCTTTATTTAGAAATTCTAAGAAAGTTTTCTTAGTCTGTTCTGGTAAAATACAATCTTCAATTGTTTGGGGTCGGTACTTTTCAACCCAGAGAAATTCATCTCTCATAATTTAAATCCAATTTGGTTTTCTGGATGGGTCACGTAGATAATTAGATGCCGCCCAAGGTTTGCTGGCAATGTACCTCTTGTAAGCAGTAAAAATATCAATACTGGTATCATACTTGAATTCGTCAGGCCCTGCAAATGCAAACGATGTAGGGGTGGTTGGTTTGAGAATAGGAATAATACTTGCTGCTTCTTCTAAAGTTTTTTGGCAACTATGCACCTTACCATAACGATGAGTATATTCTTGACACAATCCTATACCATGAGCAACTAACCACCATGTATTAACAAGTGATTCATTTGCCCATATGGTGCAGGGGTGACCACGAAATGCACCTTTCTCTGTAAAATATGCCGTGCCATCTTTCTTGTGCAATTCACCATAACCATGACCCCATTTCTCAGAGCAAACAATAGAAAGCATTTGACATGTCTCTAATGGCATTTTGACAACGTGTTTGTCAGGTAAAACTTGAGCAGACACATAAGGTGATGGGTGAGTAACAAAGATATTCATTCAGATGATCTCCACTGCTTTCTCATTGTAACATAGATTTCACTCTTTGCTACAACATCCCTGACTTTCTTAAAGATTCCTGCAGATTGTGCATACTTACTAGTTGCATGATCTGGTTCTTGTGGCCTTATATTACCTTCGTTGTCGTACTTTTTACCTGAGTTATGATTAGCATACCTTCTAGCACGAGTAAACCCCATCTCAAGGAACTTACGGCACATATCCATACCTATAAAATCTTTCTCATCTTTATAGTCAAGATACATTGCATATATCTTGTTGGATGATACTACTGCCTCGTTAGGAGTTTTGAATCTCCAATGAGCACAAATATCGTTAGTATAAGGGCGTACCAGTAGAACTCCTTGTTCTCCCCTTCCAATACGATAAAGTTGACGAGTCTCCTCGTTTGAAAAGTCAAGTGTCTTGTAATCGAGATCATAATCAAACTCTTTCATTTTTTGGTGGTGTTACTACGTGTGCGATTTATTATACTAATAAATTTATCTCCTGCAAAGGTTCCTGCTAAACACACATCAATCTCATCTCCATCTTGCCAATTTACATCACCATTCATTTTGGTGTGTAACATTGCTTCCTGAATCTTATCAATTACTTCTTGTGTTAGTTTCATGTTGCCCTCCAAGCTACATAACAAATAAAAAACAACCCTGATAGGATTGTAAATGTGATAGGAAAAAATGGTATGACAGTCATTGCATGAAGAACTTGTATGAGTACAATTCCGTAGAAAAGCCACATAATCCACATACCAATTTTATTATGACGGCTCCCACGTTTGTAATGATGGCAACCAATGGGACCAGAGTCCCATCCATCTTGCATATACTCTTCAGTAGGAATTTCTCTACTCATAATACAGGATACTCTTCGTTGCGTACAAATTCAGTTTTTTTAGTTTTAAAATCATCCATCAATCTACTAACCTGTTTCCTATCAAGTCCAGCAAGGTTTTGACAGTTCTCTAGGCAACGATAGATACATTCTCTATCACTTATGGGTGGAGATATTTCCCACCCATCCTTATCATAATACTTCTTACCCTTAGTGACTTGTGCCTCTACATGACCAAGATCTTGTGCCTCGGAAGGGTTCTCGTAATTATGATCTATCATTTTTTAAACACACCTAACTTTGACAGTAACCATAAAGTAACTATAGTCCACCCTATAACATACCACATGATTATTCAAATGTAGAATCTGGTTCAAGTGCTATGAAGTAAGTAAGATCTTGATTCTTACTTGTAAAACGTGAAAGAAGTTTTGATGATACAGAAACATCATAAGTGCCAGGTAGAATTTTAATATTCTCTACCTTAAAATTAAATGAAAACTGTTTATCAGTTTCTCCTACTGTTACTGAAAAATCATTTGATGTATCATTCTTTTTATCACGAACGAGGATCTTAACAACACCACTTCCACCAACCACAGCTAGATCAGGAAGTTGATAGATTGCTGCTGCTTTAAGTAACTTATCTAATTGATCAGTGCTTAATTCAAAAGACACATCTTCACTAGGAAGATCAATTGCTTTGTCAGGAGGAGTAATGATTACATTAGGATCAGCAAAGAAATACTTTGATCTCATCCGACCTTCTTTGATCACAACATGTCCATCATTCACAAAGTCTAATTCAGGACTTTGATGTAAAGAAAGTCCATTAAGGAACTGATTTAAATCATAGATACCAAAATCTTTAGGTATCTCTTCAGTTACAGTTGCTTCTGCAAGAATATTCTTCATCACACTAATCGTGCGAAGTTTACTACCCTGCTTGAAAAGAATAGACTGATTAATAGTTGAAAAGTTTTTAAGAACAGAAAGAGTTTTATCAGAAAGTTTCATAGCCACGGGTCGTAGTTTCATTTAGTTGTCCACTGAAGTGATACAGTAGAAGTGAATAGTGTAATGCTTTTAGTATATCACGTTTTGCTTGTCCCTTCTTATCATAGCGACTTAGATACTTAATTGCATTAGAACGGCAGAATGATTCTGCATCTCCTACGGATTCAATAAGGTCAAGTGTCTGGACGTTATTGTTGTCAGAAGTATAATGTCCACCATAAGTGGTAGAAATATAATCCTGAAGAGCTTTGATGGACTCATCTTCTTTATACTTTCTAGGATTGTCTGTTTCTATTCCAGGTTTTGGTGTATCAGTAAATGTAATATGATCAAAGTTAACTGAAGATACTACTGATTCTTCTGATACTGTAAACTGACTTACATCAAAATCAAGACCATCATCATCAAAATTAACAGTATCAAAATTAGAAGTATCAATAGTGATATTCTCTACGGGTGGTGCATCAATATTAAAATTAGTGGCGGATGCAGTATTACCTGATCCTACTGTAAAAACAGTATCATCATGTTGGTGGTTAAGAGAACAAGGGCTCATTTCATCATCTCCATAAATTTCATCGTAAAGTAAACTCCATGCATTAATCATAGCAGAACAAGAAGTCATTTACAAGACTATCTGCTTTTTCTTTTCCAAACTT